GGGCTTTCCGACGAACATATCCTGAACGCTAGGGATCTCCATAGTTTTCACTGCATCCGTAACAACATCCGTTGTGGTCGCAAATACCACACCGGCTGAAATAATACCTCCAAAGAGCGAGAGCTTACCTGCATCTACCCAATCAATAGGTTCACCCTTTGACCGGCGCTCTAGAGCATACACGATAAAGCACACAAGGGCTACTGAAACAGCGGCAATAGGAATCATCATTTATTTTGCGCTCAATCAAAATTTCACATATTTAGAACGAGAGTATCGCCACCAGCCTTTCCTTCAATTTCTTTTAGAGGATCGTCTACTTCTACTGGTTTATCCATATCCTCAAACTCAATTTCCGCAATCTCGTCGCTAACCTTCAATTCTCCACGCCCATCATCTCCGCTTTCTGATCCTTCCTCTGACTCTGACTCCGAGTCCGACTCTGCTTGTCCTTGTCCTTGTCCTTGTGGCTCCGGCACATCATCTTCAAACTTGACTTGAGTAGGTGAAGGACCAGACTTCTTGGGGGGGTCTTCGGGAGCATGCTGTACGTGAACAGGTAAGGACGCAGACTGCGGAACATCATCATCTTCTGAAAAGTACTTCTTGGCAATCGCTTCCCATGGCAAGAACGAACGAATCACCTGTTCCATACACTCCGTCACAATCTTTTCAATATCCTGACGATTACGGGCCTGCTGCTCCGACGAAACACCTACGGTCTTGAAATAGTAAGCCATCTGCCACATTTTGCGAGCGGAATGCTTGTACAGTTCATGAATGAACTTCGCGAAACTCGGGCGCTCAAATTCAATCTTTAGTTCCGACTGTGATCCACGGTAATGTAGCGACGCAAACGATTTCATGTACGCAATGAAAACACCCATTAGGAGATCGTCCATGTACCGGCAATTAGTGACTTTGAGAATACGTTCAACTTCGGTAGACAGTGTATTATCTGACCATTCGGGGATACGTGTGAGCATATTCTGGAAGGTGCGTAGAACTTGGTCGGGCTGACTGTTGCGCTCACACAGTTCCTTAGCTGAATCATGGATAGACCAGAACCCATCGGCTACGGGGCTGACAAGTAACCCCACGAGATGTTCGCGCAGATGTTCCTTGGCGAACTCGGTAGACATTTGTTAGATTTATGTACTATAAACCACTCTAAGAAACGCAATTATCAAAAACGGATTTATTTTGATTAACGTTATGTGTATCATACTACAACAAGGTAACAACAAACACTCAATATGAGCAAGTTCATTATCACTTCCAACATCAATAATGCGGAGGACGTCAAGGCTGCTCGCGTTGAGCTGTCCAAGATGCTCGCTTAGATGAAGAAGGTTGTTGAGCCTGTCGCCAATGCTGGTGCAGGTTCGGCAGAGAAGCCCGTTACGCCTGCGAAGGCTAAGCGCGGTGCTGCCAAGAAGACCGACGCTCCGTCGGCGCCCGTGAAGGGCAAGAAGCAGGTTGCCAAGGTGGCAGCTGCTGAAGAGGAGAAGCCCGTGGCCGTCAAGGCGGCTGCGGCGAAGAACACTGATGGTAAGCGCGAGTTCGCGTTTGCCGCCGGTGCGAGTCACACCAAGCTTCTGAAGGAGGCGATGGGTGAAGACAAGAAGGCGTTTGAGAACGCCAAGAAGATGCTGAAGAAGTATCTGGAGGGTCTGTCGGACGAGGAGTTTGACACGAAGACCAAGGACGAACACGTCCAGGCTTGGCTTGCGGCCAAGAACGAGACCAAGGCTGAAGAGCCGGTGGTCGCGCACGTCCTGACGCTCGCAGAGCTTCGGGATCTGCAGGACCTCGCGGAGACGGGGCCTGGCATGTACTGGCACCCCGAGAGTGGGCGCAACGTGACTGGGCCGGCTGCCTCTGCGGAGGAGGGTCTGGACGAGATCAAGGAGTACCTGGTCGGTGAGACGACTAAGCGCGTCTACAGCGACGCGGAGGTGTTCCTTGGCTATGCCGGGATCGGCAAGTTCAAGGACCTGTAAAAACCAAAAACAAAACAAAACAAACGGCGAAAGCCAATTTTTCATTCATTCATTTACTTACGTGACTTTGTGATACGACGACCACGACCACGCGTCTTGCGAGTCTTCTTGCTTCCTTTACGACGACGAGACTTGCCACCCTTTTTAGCAGCAGCAGCTTCTTCCTTGTCTTGCCCCTCCTTAGCTTGGCGCAGTAGTTCCGGCGTACTGATCTTCAGATTCTCTGCGGGGGAATAAGAAGTCCCAGGAGTCGTAGCTGAAGGAATCTTTTGACGAGGCGGTGTAAAAAATCCTTTTTCAGGTAATCCAAAAGTTCCACTCATTTGTTATTCTGCCCAGAAAATGATGCTACAACTTGGAAAAGTTTTCCGAATAAAGTCCAGAGCATCTTGATTGACAAATAAGCGCGGAATGTAAAGTTCTTTCAAAGAAGTATTAGTTATTGCTTTTTGTTTCTGGTAGTCTTTCCATACATGTTCAAAGCACAAAAGTTTATGATTTTTGATTCGGCGACTGTTAATAGTATAAGTATTTAAATCTTCAATTTCGTTAGAGTACGATCCAAATGTGTGGATAATAGGGTACTGAGAACTACCTGGATTATATGCCATTTCACAAACTATTTTCCAAACAGTCTGCCATTCTCGCATCGTTTGTTCACTGTAGAGTGGGTCTTCAAACTCTAGAGTGAAACCTAAAAATATATCGGTCTCCATTATTATATGTTTATCACGTTTGGTTTAACCCAGAATTAGATGCCAAAAAAACAGTAAGACTGGAAGAACTAGAATAGGAAAAAATCCGTAACTGAACAGAGTTAATCCTCCAATAATCCAGTACCCTCCGCTAAACAGTGTTTGGCCATACTTAGCTGCCTGAATTGTGATAGCAAGAACGAAGTATGTTTTAATAAACAAGAACACATCATTAAACAGTGAACCAACAATATCCAAGGCTCCGTCAGTAGGAGTATGTGTTACGTCTGCAGCTACCGCCGGAGCATTTATTTGGAACTTCTGTCCATCCTGGATTTTTTTGGATCCTGGTTCGTCGTTAATGGTGTAATCTACCATCAAGTACTTGACTTTCTGTGGGTTCGGGTCTGGAATACCCATAGAGCCAGCACTTACTGTCAGATTAATTGACCCATCGTTCAAATAAGTTCGGACAGCGCTTGTAACATCTGTATAATTCTTGTCATATCCATATCGTGCTTTCTTGATTTGTAATCCTGAAGCCAGACGGGAAGGAGGAGCGTCAATATCCATGGAATCACCGTCTACTGCTGTAGACGTATTACTTGCGCCTCCGTTAATAGAGTACGTTACCGTGAGAGTTTTCAACTGACCTGGTGCGGGATCATCAACATTTAGCGCTGATGGCGTAACCACAAAATTCAGACGTCCGTCTTTTAACTGAGCCGAAACAGCTTTTGTAACATCTACAGTAGATGTACCTACTCCGTACTTTGCCGACTGAATTTTGACTCCGGTCGCCATTCTCTTACTTATTATACAGCAAGGACTTACGAGGTGAAAACAACGTTGGCAAGTCCTCCCATCACACGAAGATAGTTGTATGATTCAACATAAGCTGTTACAGTATAATTGTACTGCAAAGTTTTAACTGCATTTGTGACCTGGGTACTTGGAACAATTGAAATCACGTCCTGTGGCGAGTACAGTAATTGTCCATTAGGACCAGTAGCTCCTGGATTCACGACTGTTGGATTTGGGAGATTCAGGGTTGATTTGAGGACACATACTGGTACAGGTGGAGTATTATTGTTTGGATCCGTAGATGATGTGACTAGCGGCGGCTGGACAAATGTGTTACGCAGTAAAGTCTTATTGAACATTGATCCGTTAATATGTCCGCTCGGCTGGGTGCTGTACGGTTCAAGCGAGAACGAGTACGTATACACACCCGGTATATCTGTTGACGTCTGACCTTTCTGATGACGATAATTTTCCAGTTGGGAGAAAAAGTAAGTTTGTTTGTAAGAAAACCGTTCCTTCCCGTCCAGAATAATTGATGATTCAAGAAGAATGTCGCGCTGGGATACGGCTGTACTCAGACTGTTTCCAGTAGTGTACGACAAAGCCATACCTGTTAATCCCGATGTGTCAATTGGAGGTCTGTAAGGGTTTGCCCAGTTGGTGTAATTATCCATATCGTTTACAAGAATACGATCTGATCGCTGAGCAACCCATACGACTTGGGTACACAGATTCTTCATGAGTAATGCTAAGTCATTACTGGCTCCATACTGTCCATTTGCAGATACGGTATCAATTTGTTTGATGAGGAATGAATGTTCGGTCCTATTGATATGTGCTAACTCGGCATCATTCAGGAAAATATAGTTTGCTTCAATGAACGGATTGAGTTTCCAGTACATAAGAGTAGGATTTAAAGGTTGGGAGGGAGTGGCGTAGGTTGGTGGGGACAAGAAATTGTTCATGGTCATGAGTGAAATACTTGAATCGGGAGCAATACGTTGACCGAAATTAGGGTTTACTTGAGTACCAAGTTTCTCACGAATATCGCGGATCGTAAATAGTTCGTACATGTTTCTGAGTTCAACCACAATTTCAACAATTGAGTTTTGTAAGGCTCCGAGAGGCAGAGCAGCACCTACATTCTCACAAAACCAAAAATGGAGAGGAATGTTCAAAACACGTCCGTAAATTGACGGCTCGGCGAGTTGACCCACGGATGAAATCGCATGAGGGTACTGGTTCAAACGATCATACGCGTTAGCAGGATCGTACATTTCTGGCAAATTACCTACCATCTGATTCACCATCGCCTTTTTGTTTGCATCAAAGTTCAGGTCAGCATACAACTTCATCCATTCGCCAGTATGACGAACGATTTCCTGACCGTTAATTAGGATTGAGGCATGCTTGATGATATTGTACCCGATATTTCGGATCCATTGGAACTCGTATCCGATAGCTTGGGAATTAGGGTTCACATTAGAATGCGTACCTGGTGTAATCGGGTAAACCGGTGAATAAATGTTCGGAAGTGTCATAACGACATAACAGTCATTAACTAATTGAGCCAATGGATCAACTGTAGCTCGGAGAGTCAATGATCCGGACGGAGGAATTCTTAAATTTGTAGTTTTGAACACTAACTCAAACTGTTCCATCGCAAATTCTGTGTGGCGCTTATACACGGACCTAAAATGCGTGAACGATGGGTTCCCACATACTAGTTGATCTTGTGCGCCTTTATTGACAAGCTGAATTAAACCTCCAGACATCCTTACTTATTTACTGAATACTTTTATGTCTATATACTCCGCATTTCGTGCATCCTGTACGATCTACATTTATACTTACGGTCGTGCAGTTACATAGACGTGTTAGTTGCAAGTTCTTGGCATTCGTGTTGGCAATATATGATTTGGAATAAATAAAGTCCGCAGTCTGTGAAGCTTTGTAATCTAACCATTGACCGTTTGTGCGTAGAATACGGCTTTCTCCAGTATGCCGGGGAATCAGCATTGGTACGGCATGTACCGCTTGTAACGGTGTGGGAATATTCACGTCCTTATTTCCGGAAATCACGGTAGCGTAAGCCTTGGCTCCATTCAGACGTTTCAGACGCGTCCAGTCAGCCGCAGATAATCCACGGGTTCCAGTCTGATTATTTGATGAAGTCCTAGGATGGGCGACAGTCGCCATTTATACAACATGCGGGAAAAAGCTTATAGCGTTCGGTCCATTACGTGATCCTATTTGAAACAAACGCTGGTTATCTTGGAACGCAGAGTAATCAAAGATCTCGTTCGTTTTAGGGTCCAGGATCATGACCATTCCCTTAACTTTAATGATCTGGAGTTTACGTCTCTTTGGCATTAAGTTGCGCTTGTAGAGCGTATCCTTTTCATCCGTAAGGTACGATGGACGATACGCCAAATCTTCAGCTGTTACCGACGTGTCAAAACGCATACATTGTATCACCGGTTGCTCTTTGGAATGTAGTTTACGATGAATCTCGCAATCTACTGCCGCCTGTTTCAGGATCGTGGAAATGCTTTTGATGATCCGACCTTTCTTGTATGCCGTTTCATACAATACTTCATCTGAACTCAAAAAAGCTTCGGTTGGTTCCCCACCTTCGTACCGTTTTGTGATGGTATCATTGCGTCGTATTAGAGTAATATTAGGTCCTTCCTGATCTTTCAGCTGCTTCTCGGAGAATACAGACATGTATAGTTTGACAGTGACATTACGCTGGTCTTCAGGTAAAGTTGAATGTGAGTTCACGCGGATTGCGCGTCCAATCACCTGTTCAATACGGGCAGGGTTCCAATACGGTTCCATGATGTACACGTTCCGGACATTCTTTAAAGTAATACCTTCTGAGGCAGCCTTGGTTCCCATAAAAATACACAACTTCCGCTCTTTCAGA